AGACCATTAAAGACACGGGGGTTGGCGGTATAGTCGCCGTAGATGAAAGTGTTCACCCATAAGCGGGCAAACGCCGTCACCCCCATCTTCTCCTCGTAATTGCGGCGTTCCGGGCCATGTCTGTCAACGATCGCACGGTCGACATCGATGTCATGATCGATGATATACGTCGCTTCCTGGAAGGGACTTATGGTGCCATGGCCGCTGCTCGACGCTTCGTTGATGCCACGGAATACCGGAGTCGGGAGAACACTCTGGCGGTAGCCGGTGTAGTTGCTGCCCTTGAGGCCCTCAAACGGCAGTGCGGCCATGATGTCGCTCTCGTCGGCGAACATCTCGATGATGCGTCGATTGATATCCTCCTTGGCGAGGCCCTTCGCATATTCCGGCAACGTAATCAGATTTGAAACAGGCATCGGTTAACCCTCATCGCTGCCGGCTGGCATACTCGCGCTGGTAGGTTGCTTTCTGGTGGTAGCTCATCTTGTCCCATTCCTCGTCGGAAATGGTCCGGGCCGCCATGTCCTGGCCAGTGCGGTTGAAGGACCCCACCCCCTGGTTGGCGAAGCGGTTAATGAGCCGCTCGAAGCCGCCCACAATGTCGGCGGTGACCATCATCTGCGACAGGTGCTTGGTGGCATCCTCGCCCACGGTGGCCTTCAGCCACGTCAGGACGCTATCCACCCGGGCGGTGGCATTGGTGCCCAGCTTGAGGATCTCGGCTTCCCTGGCCTTCTGGATCTCCTGGTTCATCCCGATTTGCGCGGAGGCGTAGAGACCGAGGGCTTGCGAGAATTCTTCTTGCGATAGACCGACTTTATGGGCCCAGGTGCGGGCGTGGAGGAGGAGAGGGTCGTCTGTCTTGAACTTATATTCGAGTCCTTCTGGAGGGTGCCAGTCAGGAGGGAGATCGGCCTTATATCCGTCGGGTAGATTTGGACGAGTTGCGGCTCTAATGTCTCTTTCGGCTTTTTCCTTGGAGAGCTGGTCAAACTGAGCACGAAGCTCTGGGCCTCTAATGGATTTGGTCTGCGCATCCCAGTAGCTTTCTGGCAGCCAATCGGGCCGGTTAGCCTCCTGAGTTTGACTCGGGGTCGTGCTTGGAGGCCCACTCCCGGTAGCCACGGGGGCGCTCGGGGGCGGCGCGCCGCTGGCCGAGGACGACGGGGTGGTGGATTCCGCTGCCGGTTGCGATGAGTCCGTCACTCATAAGCTCCATCAAGTGGAGCGCCAGTAAACGGCTTCCCTCGTGCCGCTCCAATGCCCCAGCAGGGGCAGGAGCTAGGGCGATCTTCTGCAGGTAGAGGTAGACGGAATGGCCGTCCGAGGTCCGGGCGATGCGATCAATGGCAAGCCGGAGGTCCTCGTCTGAAATCATACTGGACCGGGCTGGCCGCCGGCCTGGGTAGTGGGCAGCTTGCCACCACCGGCTTGCTGCACCTGACCCATCTGGGCGATCTGCTGCACCATGGCTGCCTTCTGGTCGTCGGGCCGGAACTTGATCAGCGCCCGCACCCGCATCTTCTGGCTTATAGCTTCCAGCGTCTGAGTGCCGTCAACGGCAATCCGCCACTCCTCCGGGAAGGATTGCGCCCCGATCTGGACGAACTGAACCGCGGTTGCGATATCTTGTTGCTCAGCAGCCCGCTGTGCTGGATTAAGTGGGACAGCCGAGATAACACGCCCATCCACCTTGAGAGGGAGTATCGTTCCATATCGTTCCAGGAGATACTTATAACGTAGGAAAAATGCCCTTGGGCCTTCTCGCCAGAACGACATTCCAGGCGTACCGACACGTCTCTGTGCTCGGGCCATCTCATCGAGCCACTGTCCCAAGGTAGGCGGTGTATCGCCACTCTGCTGGGGGAAGTCCACATAAAACAACTTTCTTAAATTCTTGAGCTTCTCCTCATAAATATAAGCCCCTTCTTCCGGAGGCGGCACCTGATATATCGGCTTGATAGCGCCCTCGGACCCCGGCCGGATTGGATAAGCCATACCCGGCTCCAATCCTTGCTCGACAGGAGTAAAAGAGTCGTCTGGAAACGTAATCGGGGGTGTAAGCGAAAGCTCGCCGTGCTCGGTGCGCTGGCGTTCCAGTTCGTCAATCTGCCTAAATGTAGGTAGACCCTGCAGCATCGGACCCACGCCCCACGGCCAGTCGGCACTGGGGTTGAACCGACATACCACCAGAGGGCAGGAACCCTCGCCGGTAAACGTCGCTTCATGGATCACATTATCTTTGACCATTATGACGTGTTGCCAGACTTCTTCGTGCTGGTGTTCCCACAGTCGCCAGAATCCCCAGACGATCTGGGTGCGGGCGGTGGCCCGCTTATTGGTCTCATCCACAAGATCTCGGGGTAGTCGGCTGTAGAGTTCCTCACCAAGCACGCCTCGTACCACTGAGTTCCTGACATAACGTACAACGAACCGGTCATCTATTTCCCCATCCGGCCCAAGGTTGATTTCCAGTTCTCTAAGCGGGACAGATAAGCATGAAACCGGCGTCGCCGGGTTCTTGCGTTCAATCCACATTGCAGACGTGCCAATCGCAATATCCGGATAGAACGCCTTGGGAAGCTCGGAGTAGAAGTTAGAAGCTTTAATGGCATCAAATATCTTTTGGTCGTCTTCTTGTACCTTGTCTTTTATTCGTTCCCAGATCTCAGGTGGTAGGTCCATTCCGCGACCACGCTCCACCCAGCGCTGGGCCTCTGGAAGGTAAGTATTGACAAGTTCGGTAACAAAATCGGCACAGAGAATAAAAGCTTGGTCAGTATAAAGTTCTGGCATATCCAGCAATCGTTGCGTTGCTGGTGCAGTCTGTGAGGATATCTGCCGTTGTCGTTGTGGTGCGCAAAAGAAGTAGCTCTCTTTAAAATCGAGAACCCAGAGGTCTTTCCATTGTCGGGCGGCGGCAAGGCGTTGCCTGGTGTCTTCGTGCAGCGTGAGGTCGGCCATCTTAGCGCCTTCCGGCTAAAAGGCCACCGGTTCGGCCAGAGATGGTGCCTGGAGACGAGAATACAGGCCCCCTGGAACCCGCGCCTTGTGGGCCGAGCAGCTGGCCATAACGGGCTAAGAGGTTAGACAGATCCCCCTGCGTCATCGACTGCATATTGGACAGCGATTCCGCCGCCGACGCCTTGCGCATCTGCTCCAGCTCCGGGTCGGGCTGGATCGGTTGGGGTTGCGGGGGTTTGCCGCCGCCAAAGAGACCGCCGACTACATCGCCCATGTTTGACTATCTCGCCTCCGTTGCGCAGACAGTCTCGCCATAGGGTGTCTGGCCTCAATGCCCTGGAGGGTAAGCCAAGAAGGTGCTTTATGGCTGGCACGCACCAGAAGCCGAAGCGGAAATACATAATGGCTGAGCTTCTAGCCTGGATCTTCAGCACGTCGGAACCCTGCATCCAGTCCAGCATTACGAAGTCAGCCGTGGCCCCCTTGGCAACTGCGATCTCCGTTCCCCGGAGAGAAACATCGTAGAACACCCAAGCCTGGAGCTGCGGCACGAACCCGAAGGCCCGGACGTGCTTGCGTCGACCCCATGCAGCCAGGTCTAGCAGGCGCGTTCGGGCTCTCAGCGCAAAACAGACGTACCAGTGGTTAGGCACCCCGCCGAGCGGGATCTCTCGTGCTTCGCCCATAAATCCGTCGCATCCAGCGCTTGGCAAAGATCAACATCGATTCAAAGCTGGTATATGGGCTCCAGTCCAGCTCCAGGTCGGCAGCGGCGGCCACATACCTGGCTTGGTCCTCGAAGCCGTAGATGCGGCATACCAGCAGATACCGCAGCAAATCCGGAAGCTCTCTAAAGTCGGATGCCGACTTGAGCCGGATATACAGCGCATCGGCACAGAACAGCGGCGTCAGCGGATCCTTGATGCCGATGCCGCCATGCACGTAATTGCCCTTGTGCAGCCATTGCCCGTGGCGGTCGAGACGGATCAAGGTCAGCCCCTTGGAAGTCAGCAATTCATGCAGCTCCGGGAACAGAGCCTGGCCGGAGTAGATCGGCACAAACTCGACCTCGGTTTCGACCGCCAGCACCTCTTTCCAGTGGGCGTCGGTGAGGGTGTCTAAAATGAGTTTCTCGGAGCCCTGGGTGTCGAGCTTGATCACATGCTGATTTGGTAGCTCACATGTAGCTAGGAATTGCGGATAGGTCAGGCAGTCGACGTACACCACCTTGCGCACGCCAAAGGTGTTATTAGACAGGTATTCGGCATAATCTGGATTGGGTGGAAAGATGCTGGAGGCTGTAGGCTTGTTGGTCACGAACAGCCGGTGCATCTTAGCTTCGTTCGATAGCCCCCAGCAGTAGTAGGAAACATTGGGAGGCGCCCGCTCGTCGAGCCGCTGGCATTCATCCGGCCGGGGTTCGATGCCGGTAATTTGCAGATAGGGCAGATACGGCCGCCAGTATGGCTTGATGCCTTCA